GTGCATGGCTACGTGAGAAGGACACGCTGGCCTGCTGGTTCAGCCACCTCACGAGCATCGACGGCCTGGGCAGCTTCTTAGCAGGCCAAGTGTTAGCCGACCTTAAGAACACGCCGGGGCACCCTCTCCAGACAGCCCTGGACCGTGCGACATGGGCCACGCATGGGCCGGGTAGCCTGCGCGGGTTGTCAGCGTTCTGGATGCGTCCCTGCACGCCCAGCACGTTCACAGCAGACCTGCACAACATGGTCCACGCTGTGCAGCCGCACATTGATGAGATGCCACCCATTGACATGCAGGACTGGCAAAACGTGATGTGCGAATTTGGCAAGTACACGAAACTCAAGGAAGGGAGGGGCCACGCAAGGAACCGCTATCATGCCCAATGACATCGTCATCGGCTACATCCGTGTGACAGGATGGATTCACGGCCGCAGCGCGCTTAACGCGATTGTCACGTACTACGACGACCCGGAGAACTGGTTCATGAAACAGTTTGTTTCGCAAGAACAACTGGAAAAGTTCGCCAGGGAGAACAGTCTCGCCATTCAACGGAACGAAGGAGAATCTGAATGACCCCATTCATCTTGACAGCCCGCAATGTCAACCATGCCTTCAAGGAAGGCTTCTGGTGGCTGAAGGTCTCGGGCAACCACGAAGACACTCGTAACGGCCCCTGCCTTGTCGCCCCTGGGCCGGTGATCACCCACTTCATCAGCCCCTGGGAACGAGTGCTGTTCAACTCGCGGCGTGACGCCAATCCGGTCTTTCATCTGCTGGAAGCCATCTGGATGCTGGGTGGGCACGATAGGGTGGAACATCTGGAACCCTTCAACTCCAACTTCGTAAACTACGCCGAAGACAACGGCCGCATTCACGGGGCCTATGGGGCGCGCTGGCGCTATCGCTTCGACAAGGACCAGGTCGTTCATGTCATCGAGATGTTGAAGAAAGACCGCAACACCCGCCGGGTAGTCGTGCAGATGTGGGATGCCGACAAGGACCTGGGTGTGGTCAAGAAGGACATCCCCTGCAACACCCACATCTACTTCGACTGCCGCTTTGGCAAGCTGAACATGACGGTGTGCTGCCGGAGCAACGACATGCTATGGGGCGCCTATGGGGCGAACGTAGTGCATTTCTCTATCTTACAGGAGCTCATCGCATGTGCAGTGGGCATTCCGATGGGCGCGTACTTCCAGATGTCCAACAACTTCCACGTGTACACGAATCTCCCCATGGTCCAGTCGTTCTTGGACAGCCCGGACACGGAAGTGGAAGACCCCTACAACGTGGGAGTGCAGACCATCCCCTTACTTCATCCCCTGCAGGATTACCAGGACTTTCTCAGGGAATGCCAGCTATTCTTCGTGCCCCGCACGCTGGAGCCCAAGTCATACTTCCTGCGAGAAGTCGCCAACCCGCTGCGGCACGCCTATCTGGCACGTAAGGAAGGTCGACCTTTTGGGGACATTCTGGCCCAAGTGCCAGAGTGCGACTGGAAGTTGGCGTTTCAACAGTGGATTTCACGGAGGGAAGCAAATGCTAATTGAAGACTTCCGCTTGGCCGGCAACATCAAGCGCTGGCACACGAAGAGGACACAGCGGCAGCAGACGGTAGCCGAGCACACGTTCGGCGTCATTTGCATCGTCAACAAGATTGCACCCGATTGCAGAAAGGACGTACTGCTTGCGGCCCTGTATCACGACTTGGCCGAACTGGACACTGGGGACATTCCTGCCCCGGTGAAGATTCATAACGACGACATGCTAGCGGCAGTAAGGAGGATCGAACAGCGATTCAACGAAATACACGGGTTTGACATTTGGCTGACAAAGGAGGAGGAAATCCTTGTCAAGTGGGCCGACATGATGGAGCTGATCCTGTGGTGCCTGGAGGAGATAGACCTGGGGAACCGAAACCTGATGGGGTCGGTGAAGACAGGCTTCAGCCAGCTGGACTTTCTTGGCACGCCCAACGAGGCGGCAGCTATCATGCGGCAAGAGGCAGAAATTCGTTTTGAAAGGGTTCGGAGATGAGCGCAAACGACCGGCAAGTGGGCGGGGACCACTACAAGAAGGGCGGAGAGGAACACTGGGACCGCGCGTGGCGGCTGAAGTACGACCCGTTCCAGTACATCATCACGAAGTGGGTGGAACGGTGGAAGGAAAAGGGCGGCGTGCAGGACTTGCAGAAAGCCCACCACGCGATCGAGAAGTACATTGAGCTCGTGGACCCGACGGCGCAGGCGCCCACGCCCGCCATGCTCCCGGAAGGCATCCAGAACTGCAAGGTGCAGGAGAGGCAGTTCGACTTCCAGTCGGAAGTGCATGCGTTCAATGTCACCTTTGGTCTTCCCCATCCATCTGCCCCGCAGATGTTCGAACGGGAGATCAACAGCGAAACGCCGCTGGAACGGCTGCTACAGTTCAAGAAAATCCTGCAGAAGGAACTGGATGAAGTTGACGACATTATCACAAAGCTGGAGCAACCAGTCTACTCCCCGCTGGATGTTCTCACCGACTTGGCTGACTGGCTGGGGGATATGCAGGTGTACTGCGCCAGCGAGATGATCGGCTGGGGCCTGCCGGTCAACCGCGTGCTGGAGTGCATCATGCAGGCGCAGTGGTCCAAGCTGTACGACGGGCAGGCAATCATCGTTGACGGCAAAGTCCAGAAGGGGCCGGACTACCAGCCCCCAGAGCCCATGATTCGCAACGTGTTGGAGGCCAGGATGACCCCCGTCCCGGAAGTCACTCACACGGGCACACTGGATGCGCACCAAGACGCGGACTGGCAGTGCGAGGGATACTATGGCGACGGCACGCAACTGTACCGGCACCGCAAAAGTCGGCTTCTAACGAGGCAAAAGAGCCTCCAGGACGCCTATAACTGGCATGCCTGTATGGATGATCCCCAAACAGGCGTGTCCTGATGGCAAAGTAGCCGCGCCCGTGGCTACTGGCCCACACCCCCTAGCTGGGGGTTGCATCTTAGCAGCGACAGGCGTAGCCTGTAGGCTTGTGTGGTGGCCTAGAAAGGGTTAACGTGAACGAGTTTGGTGTTTTCAGAGCCGACGTGGCTGGAAACGGTGTGCTGGAAATGCGCCAGCTTTTCACCGTCACCGCCAAGGGAGCGAGGCACGCTTTGGAGCTCGCGAAGCGCAAGGGTGTTCCCATTCCCATCGTCGGCCCCATGCCGAAGAATCTGCCCATTCCGGGCGGTCGGTTGCCAGTCCGTTACTGGCGTTAGGAGATCTTCATGAAGAAGCTACTCGCACTAGCCGTGGCCACGGTGACGTGCATGTTCGCGCAGGTGGCGCAGGCAGATGTCGTGTGCGACAACTGCGCTTACTTGCAGGCAGATGTCGCAACAAACCTGGGGCTGCACAGCACCGTCACCGAGGACAACTCGACGTTCGGCAACTCGACCACGGGGCAGAACGGCAACTTCTCGAACTGGTGGGTGTTCAGCATCGCACCGGCAGGGCTGGCGTCTATCAACGCCATCTTCCTGCCCATCGCCAACATCAGCAACTTCGATGTGGACCTGTACTCGCTGACCGGGGCAACCTGTGCGGCGAACACGGCCACGGACGGTGGCGCGTGTTCGGCGTTCGCGGTGGACACGTTGATTGCTGATGGTCTGACGAACCCGGCATGGGCAACAGTCATCGACTTCGTGGATTTGGCGGTGGGGTTCTACGCCTTCAACATCACGGGGACCATCAGCGGCTTGGGGACGATTCAGCCCGCGTCGTACACCGGCAATCTGCAGGTGAACCAGCAGGCCGTCCCGGAACCCGGCGTCTTGGCCCTCGCGGGCTTGGGGCTGCTCGGCCTGGGCGCAACGACTCGCCGTAAGTCGTAAGGAGAAGCCGCCATGAAGAAACTGTTCATGGCGGCGGTCCTGGGGGCCTTGAGCCTCCAGGCTTCCGCCGCAATCTTCTCGTTTGCAAACGAGTTCAGTGGGGGTGTCAACTGCAGTCAAGCGACTGGTTGTGCAACGCTCGAAGTCACCCAGGTTGGCGCCGACGTTCACTTCAAGTTGCAGGGCACGATGATTGGCACGGAGTTCATCACCAGCCTGTACGGCAACTAGACCGGGGCAGTCGAACCGGCCAATCTCGCCGGAACGGGGTTGAACGCAATGGAAGGGTTCGGCTACGCTGCCAACGCCCACAAGGCCGATGGCGACGGATTCTTCGACTGGAAGTTCGACTTGTCGAGCAACCCGCCGCGCTTCGACCTGACCGACGTTCTGGAGTGGGACTTCCTGGGTGTGACGCTGGCAAGCATCATCGACCAAATCAGCGTCGATGGTCCTGCCGGCAAGACGGGCTTTACCTTCGCCCTGCATGCCCAAGGTCTGGTGAACGGCGGCAGCGGTTGGTTCAATGAGGACTGCACGAACTGCAACCCGCCTCCGCCGCCTCCGCCCCCGCCGAACGGTGTGCCGGAACCCGGAACGCTTGCGCTCGCCGGCTTGGCACTCATCGGACTCGGACTGAAGACCCGCCGCAAGGCAGGGCCGGAAGACGACGACGCTTTCTAGTCTAGTCCTGCAAGTGAGAAGGGGCGCTTCGGCGCCCCTTTTTCATTGCATTGGCATCTGCTGTCGTCGGCGCAGCATCTCCGCCAACTGCTGCTGTTCCATCAGCTGCTGCTGGGGTGTCTTGGGCGCCCCGCCAAACTGAGACTGGGACATGCCGCCAGGAGGGGGTCCGGACGGCGCCGCAGGCTGCGCACCTGGGGGTACACCCCCGCCCAGAGCGGCCGTCTCGAGGCCCTGCAATTGGCTCTGACGGGCCGCTTTGGCAATGGCTGCCTGCCGCAGCAGCCCCGTCAGCATGTTGATGGGATTGACCGAGCTTCTGTCGTTGTCAGCCATGTTTCTCTCCTAGGGGAAGTTCCTGCTGGGGCGCGGTCTGCACCACTTCCGGGCGGTTGTGCTCGGCCAGCAGTTTGTTGAAGAGGTTGTACGAACGAGCCAGCGGCAGCGCCGCCAGTCCGTCCAACAGCGTTGCCAGTTCGTCCTTGGTGAACTCCATCTATTTCACCCCTTGCAAGTGGCAGTCATCCAACACGGCACCGGACGGCAGTTGCCCGTCAGGCACTCCAAGTAGAAGTAGAACGAGGCGCCGAAGACCAGTGTCACCGCCAGCGCCCAATTCGTCGCAGGCAACTGATCGGGCTTGGGAGGCGGTGCCTGTTGAGCCGACGCGAACGTCGACGCCAGAACCAGCGCCATCGCAGCAGTTGTGTGCTTCAAACTCATTTGTCTTTCTCCTTCTTTACTGGATCGCGCTTTGGCTCGGCGGCGTCCGGTGCCGTGGGAATATCTACATCTACCGCAGGCTTCGCTTCGATATAGACGTGTACACGCGAGTTCTCCCCCAATGCGATGGCACAGCCCATTAGGAATGCGGCAAGTAATATCAGGACCTTCATTCAGAAGATGCCAAACCAGAAGGCGTAGGTAGATCCAGACCCGTTGCCGGTAACGTCGATGTACAACTGTCCGCCCGACACGTAAAGGCTGACCACTGGCGAAGTGTTACCGACAGAACCGATCAAGGTCGCTGCCACATCAGGCGAAGCACCGCCGCTAGCCCGAAGCGCCACGAGCAGCAGCCGCGTCCATGCTTGACCGGTTGGGTCATTCGGACCACCAATCATCAGCAAGCCAGAAGTGACGCCAGATGGGGTCGGCACCGCGATACCCGTCGCCAAGTCGACGTTCGCACCGAACCCGCCCAGGAACTTGATAAGTGCCGTGGCTTGGTCATAGAACCCGCCGTTCGCCCGGATGCTGCCCGCGACAGAGAAGTAGGTGGACGTGAACGAAGCGATGTCGGTGAAGGTTTCAGCCCCAACGTCACCCGTGAACGTCTGAATCCCAACTCCACCGCCTTGAAAACCACGAATGGTGCCGCCACCATAAGGTGAATCAGTTGCCATCATTTCAATACGCGGGGCGTTCGTATTGGGTGACTTGATTAGAAGCATTGTCTGAGCACCAGCCGGAGTACCAGATGGATTCCCAATACTCAGAATTCCGCCGTAGGACAACCGCATCTTCTGAACCATCGTGGTAGCGGAATCAGCAGCGCCTGAACCTCCGACATACCACGTAAACACACCACTCGATTGATTTGTAAGCGATGGTCCAGAACCCGCTGCGAACAACTTCGATAGCTTGTACTGCGTACCATCGTAGTACGCACCCTGAATCAGGCCAGCGTTATTCTCATCATAAGACGTAGCCGCACCGCCACGCAATTGAACTACAGATTGTGGAAGGCTACTGCCACCGAGGCCCCAAGCCTGAACAGTGGCGTTAACTCCCATGTGACCTTCAAAATGATGCTTACCGCCAACATACATCAGCGTACCAGCATTTATCGCAGCATCTGTTACACTGTCACCAATGTACCCCTGACGGTTGCCAGCAGTCGAATAGAACTCAATGCGGCCTGAATGAGTAGCGTCACCCTTCGCGAGTACCGCAGACCCGCCAGACCCGCCGCCAAATACGAACTTATCGGCGCTGAAATTCGCTACTTTGGTGCCGAGAATCGAGAACGCAATGTTCCCCGCCGAAGGCCGATACAAGCCAGTCGTTGGTTCACTGGCAAACGCAAGTCCAGGGGCCGCAGCCGTGCCATCGTACAGACCGAGAGCCGCCTGCATGCCACCCCGGCCATAGCGGTCCAGAGAATCGGTGATGCCCTGGGCGACGTCAGCCAGCGTAGGATTTGCCCACGAATCGAGAATGGTCGTACCCGCCACTACCGGATTGATGCCCGACGGAACAGTGTAAACGCCAGTGATTGAACGGGGCATACTATTCTCCCGAGAAAATTTGACCAGACCCAGACAAGAACGGGGCAATCCGCCGCGCCGCATCCGCCAGGGCTTTCTGCTGCTCGTACTGGCCGAAGAGGAACTTGGCCCCCGGTTTCGTCTGCCCCAAAGCGCTCAGGCCGTAGCCCGCGCCCATGAGCGTCAGCGCTGGGGCGCCACCCATTGTCGCTGCTGTTCCGGCACCTGCGGCACCGACACCCTTCGCAATACGCGTGAGCGTCTGCTTCAGCATACGTGCGTCGCTCTGACTTTCCGCCGTGCCAACGACACGCGCAGCAGGTTCCAGCAATTCACGATCGATTTGATTGGTAGCGCCGGCGAATCCGTAGGGGTCAGCCTTGGAGAGCTCCCGCGCCAGCCCACGCACATTGGGTTCAGTCCGGAAACCTTCAGTCTTCGACGCACCTTCAAAGCGCAGAAAGTCGCCATAGCGAGTGTTAATTTCCTTAAGCTGGGCAAGCTCATCCGGAGAGAGCGACGGGTCGCGCACCAGCTTATCGAACGTGTCCTTGGCGGCAATGAGATTCTTCTTGGCCTGACTGGACATAACACTGGGGTCACGCCCAAACGCATCGATCTGATCTTGAATCAGGTTGCGATACTCGGTAAGCTTGTCTGCCCCCATCGTAACACGATTCTTCCCTTGCAGGGCAGTGCCAGTGCCTGACATTGCACGCATAGCCATCTGCGTTGCTTCAGGCTGTGTGCCCCTCGCGCCACGCGCAGCGGCCCAGACAGCAGACCGCTCCGTGGGGCCAAGCGAGTATTTCTTGCCGCCCAGCACCTTGCCGAATTCACCAGGAACGCCGGATGCCTGATCCCCTAGGAAGTGCGAACGAAGAAGGTTGATCTTCTCCGGAACATTCATATCGGTAAGGTCAATGTTCGGGGCCACTCGACGCAGATACGCATCGATAACTTCTTTGCCCTGCCGGGTCTTCACATCCTTGAAGCCAGATGCAAGGCCCCCTATGAACCGCCCCACCGAAGATTCGGCACCCTGCTGCAACGTGGGGGTGACTCCCTCCCGCATTAGATCGATTGCTTCCTTGGTGGCCTGGAACATGCCAGTGCCAGCCTTGACCACACCCTTGCCGACAGCGCCCAGCGCGCCGCCCAGCGCGGCATCCACACCGGCAGCTTTCGCTTTGTCGGTAAGCTGCTCACCGACAGTCTCACCTTGGCCGGGATTCAACACCAGTCCTTGCGCACCGCTGACACCTGCGGCTGTGCCGACACCGCCCAGCGTCAACCACTTGGGCAGAATCTTCGCAGCCTTGGCAGCCTTGGATGCAGGGATAACTGTGAGCGCAGCATTCCCGAGGACATTACCACCCGTTCGCTTCCAGAATTCGGGGTCAGCCTTGGCCTCTTCCTCCTGCATGCGCAGCACGGCCTGCTCTTCAGGATCGAGTCCTCCAAAGAACTGCTTGGCCCCCAGATAGCCACGGATGCCAGCGTCCGCCACCCCTGCCATAACCGGCCCGTAGCCACCGGCCCGCTGAAAGGTCTGGGAGCCCTCAGGAGCGCTTTGCGGGGGTGCAGTAGTACCCTGGCCTACCCCAGCCCCGTTTAACGCGTCAGGACGCGTTTTGATGCGCCCCTCTAACTCAGCTAGACGGGCCTCATCACGCAAACGCTGCAATTCTTCACGCGGAGTCATTTCTTTAGCCTCTTCTTGAGCGCAGCCAATTCAGCCTGCTCTTCAGGGGTAAGGTCTCCTGCGGCAGCAGGCTTCGCCTGGGGCGCGTTCAGATTAATACGAAAGTCCTTTCCGCCGCGACCAATGAATTCGTCATGCACGTCGGGGCCAACACCTGCGGCGATGGACCCACGCTTGGCGTCGAACACCCGGCGCACGTTCTTCCAGCCATTGCGCAGCGCTTCTTCGGTCATGCCAGCGCCAGACGCAACTTCGGTCAAGAACCTGCGCATCTCGCTGTCAGTGACTGCGGCGCCGCTGCGGGACTTGAGTAGAATGTTCGCAGCAGCCTGCATGTCAGACCTTGCCATCTGTCCCTCAGCGGGAAGAGCAGCATTGGGGATGGCGCCAGCGAATCGCCCATATCCGGGCATTTCACCGGGCTTGTGCATGCTGAGCCTCTTCTCGGCGGTTTCCAGCGCAGAATCGAATTCCGGCACGCCGGCCTTCTCCAGCGTGGCACTGTACTTGGTGACGTTCTTTTCCAGATCGGCGGTTGCCTTTGCAGCAGCTTTATCAGCCTTCTCACCTGCACCCTTGCCAGCAGCCAATTCGGCAAGAGTTCTGCGCAGCGCAAATCCTTCAGCCGCCCGCTCATTACGACCCTGTTCGTACAGCCGCCCCAGTGTTTCGGTGAGAAACCTGCGCTCCCGACCCTCCGAAGCCTGAGCATCTAGACGTGCCTGCTGATTCGCTGCGGTGGCTGCACGGGCAGCATTCTTCTCGTCCACATACATGGGCGACTCGACGAACTCGCCAGTCTCGGGGAGCATGAATCCCTGATTACCCATCTTCTCGGGAGCGAGGTTCTGGGCAGCCTTCTGCGCAGCCAGCGTTGCCTTGAGAATGCCCTCGTTCTGCAGCAGTGGGGCGATACCGGCGAGCTGATCGAACTGACGCGTCTGCGCATTGGCAGCGGCGAGCGCCTGCTGCTGGTCGGCACGCTGACGGCGCTTCTCGACCTCCGCCTGATACGCGGTGGTCTGACGGGGGTCCATCGACACCGCGTAGTCAGCGATGCTGTAGTCCATCTTAGTAGCTCCCGTCCGGGTTGAACTTGAACGCGCTGGGAAGCGTCAGCATACCCTGCGGCGTGGCCTGCGGATTGAGTGTGCCCGTGCCTCCCGCCTCCTGCATTGGTGCGGAGGGCTGCCCCCAGCCGTACATCTTCCCCGCCCAGTCACGATTCTGCCGCGCAGTATTCTGCGACATCTTGGTGGCGTTTGACAGGGCAGCACGCTGAAGATCTCCAGCAGTCTTCTCACGGGCCAGCCCGCCCAGCATTTCCAGCCAGTGGGGCGCCGTGGCGATGCGACCGGCCTGCCGCATCTGTGGCATGTTCCCTTGGCGCATCGCATTGGCCTGGGCCATCTGCAGCTTCATCTGCTGGTCAAGCTCGGCGTTCTGTGTCGTCAGCGCCGCAAGCTGCTCGTACTCTTCCGGAGTCAGCTGAATGGGCTTGGGTACAGGCATGATTCTCTCCTAGCACAGGACCAGATCGTAGTTCACCCGCAGCAGTCCATCCTTGCCTTCCTGCACTGCGTCGGGCATGATTTCCTTCACCTGCTGGGCAATGACACCGAGCTCGTGATGCTCCTTGCCGATCATGCGGTAGCTGCAGACCTCGATGCCGTTGGGCAGCGTGAACAGAACACGAACGTCTTTCTTCACCCGCCCGTCAGAAAGCGAGAACAGTCCTGACAAACCCATAGGATTGCCAAGCGCAGCACTGCCCAGACTGAACAGACCACCCATAGCGCCAGAAATGCCCTGCTGCTTCGCATTGAAGGCGTCCATCGCCGCGTTGTACTGATTGTTCGCCGCGCCGCTGTAGTCCACCCCGCCAGCCGAGCGCGACTGATTGAACTGCTCGAAATTGGGCGCCACAACTTGCGAACCAGAGCGAAGGGCGTTCAACTCATTCAGGGGCATGTTCCGCAGGGCCTGTGCTTCTTGCATCTGCTGCGCACGCATCTGGTTCTGGAACTGCGCCGCCTGAGCTTCCTGGTTGAAATTCTGCTGGCCCGCCGCAGCCTGCTGAGCGAAATTCTGCGCGCCAGCCGACTGAGCCATGCCGTAGTTCTGGGCATTGGCCCCCATTTGCTGATTGAACGCCTGCTGCTGAGCCGCATTCTGGAATTGCCCCGCACCCATGAGCTCATTCCAGCCCTGCTGGCGACCTTGCATTCCCATACCGAACAGGCGCTGCATTTCCTGCCCGCCGATTTCCATGGCATTGAAGCGCTCACGGGACTGCTGGTCGCCAATGCGCTGCATCTCGCGATTCCAGGCTTCGCTCCCGCGCGTAAGCCCCATGTTCGCAAGCTGACTCTCCAGACCTGCCTGGGCCTGCTGATGTTCGGGCCGCATACGCTCGAACAGCGCGTTCTCGATACGCTGCCGTTCCTGGGCATCCGCCTGGGGCATGTCGCCAAGCGACGATGTGTCAAGCTGGCCCATGATGCCTTGCCCAGCACCTTGAGTAAAGAACTGGTTGGGGTCGAGGTTGCCAGCCTGCAGATTTCCAGCCTGCGGCCCTTGCGCCCACGCAGCCATTCCGCTCGTGTCGAACGGGTCGGCATACGCATCCTGAACTCGGCCCAGCATGCTCTGGGCCTGGTTCATGAAGCCACTTTGGATCCCCTGCTGCTGATCCAGAATCGCCTGCTGTTGCGGGCTCAGAATGGTCTGCTGGGACCAACGAGTGAAATCGTTCATCTGCGGGCGCAGTTGAGCTGGAATATCCTTTGCGCCCTTGATGACCTTACCCTGACCGTACTGCTGCCAGTCGGACATAGCGCGGTTGTACGCGTCCATGTCCACCGAGCTAGACCACGTGGTCCGGTTTCCGTAGATATCCGTCTGGTCGGGACGGTTCGCCCAGTCCGCGCGTGTCTGCGCCAGTTGATTGCTGGCGGCAGTATCTTTCGCGGCCTGCGTATAGTCCGGGGCCTTCGGTGCTGACTTCTTGCCCATTAGTGTTTCCTCCGTGGCGCCAGCCATCTGCAATTGTCGCGCAGCATGCGCAGAACAAACAACGACCCATCCGGGTGTGCACCGGGAAGTTCGCACACAACCTCGAAGCCGAGCCGCTTGTTAATGTTCAACGCACGTTCATTGCCGCTGGGGACCATAGCCAGGGCCTGATTGCACCCCAACTCGTTGAACGCAAAATCGAACGTGGCAAACAGAACATCTCGGTCCAACCAGTGTGGGTGTTCACCAGCCATATGCAGCATGACACTTGCCCCATTGTAGCCGTCGAATCCCACCACACCTTTGAGAATGGTGTCGTCGGAAGTTACGCTGCCGAGGCACTTCAAATTGGACGAGGGAACCAGGCCAATTCGGTCGCACAGCCACTTTGCCAGAAATTCTGGATGCCGGGTAGTAATCACAGTGGACCCCCAGTCTGCAGAATGTAGTCGATCTGCGAAAGGATAGTATCCCCAACAGTTACAGTCTTGATGTACGCTGTTCCTACGAAGCCAACCTCGCCAGTGTCAAACCAATCTGCGTATGCCTGTACCGACCCACCCCAAATGGCTTCGTTCCAGTTGCCAGTGTTCCACAGCGAGATATTGGCAGACGGAGTGATATTGGCACCTGGGGGCACGACCAGCTTGTAATTGACCGAAACATCACAAATGGCCGATGGGGCATCCACCGAGGCGAACACCGGGCGCACGCGCAGAAACTGCTTCTCCACACCTGGAATACCAAAATGGTTGAACGCCGGGACCACGATGCCCTGGATGCCTGCGCCCGTGCTGCTGGCTAGCGGAACGTTATCGAACCCACCATTCAGCAAAAGATACACATTGCCATCTTCACTTCCGCTGAAGGCGTAGCCCGCATGCATCCCCATGCAAGCGGTCGGGATGCCAACGAACTTCGTCCACTCATTCAGCGTAGTGGACATCGCGTACTGACGATCGCTGATGCCGGTGTAGTTGGGAACGCTAACAATCAACACACGTTCACTGGGGTGCACGAGCATCTGCCAGCCGCGCAGGGTGTACGAAGCGCGCAAGTCTTGACCGATACTGAGGCGAATCTTGCTGCTGTATTCCTTGCTGCTGGCAACCAGCATATCCGCCCCGCCACGGGTCACGTAGCTGATGGGCATCACGCCATCAGCGCTCAGCAGTACGAGATCACCACCGTACTGCGTGACACCGCGCCGACCCACGGGAATCTGACCCGTTGCCCAGACGCCCACCAGCGCGAACGTCGTGAGGCTGCTGGGGTCCGTGCCCTTGTAAACAGCGATATCGCCATTGTT